ATAACTTTTAGTGTGTGGGGGTTGGGGCCCCGCGCCGGTATAAAGCATGTAACGAGAATAACACAAGTCGGTAGCGTTGCAAAAAGTAGCGGGGGACCCGGAGGGTGAATACCGCAGATGGGACCCTACACCCCCCCCGTCAAAAACGTGCGCCCGCCCGCCCCCCGTTTGCGTCTATTGCCGATCAGCCTACCGGCCCCCGATGGTACCTGCTAGCCACGTTACGCGGTTATACGCAACCCGCTAGCGCTCAATAAGTCCCATATATAATGAGTGGGACTAAAGGCTCAAAAGTAACCGCACGATGGACAATGGAAAATGTGGTTGCACAATCCGCTTGCGCTGAATTAATATTCCTATGCCGTCAATTGACGGCGACACAATCAACACTCAAAAGAGGTTAAGACAATGGCACATGAAATTGACAACAGCACCGGCATTTATGCATTCGCGGCGGTAGGCGGTTCGGCCTCAGCTTGGCACGGCCTTGGGCAGTCCATCGAACGCGGCGACAGTATCGACACCATCACCCAAAAGGCTGGACTTAATTGGAATGCAAACCGCGCCCCCGTCATCTATAACACCAGCGACGGGCGGGCCATGAGCTTTGAAAATCAGTCTGTGCTCTACCGTAGCGACACGGGTGCGGCCTTAGGCGTGGTCTCTGAGAATCGTTACAACGTCCACCAGCCCCGTGAAATTATGGAATTCTTCGCGGATTTTCTTAGCGACAATGGACTACAGATTGAAACCGCCGGAGCTGTTAGGGGCGGGCGCATCGTGTGGTGTATGGCGAAGCTTGGGCCCGACTACGGTTTTTTAATGCCCGGCGGCGATGCGGTCGATAGTTACATTCGATTGCAGACTAGTTTTGACGGCTCACGAGCTACTGATTTAGTAGCGACTACCGTGCGTCAAGTCTGCGCCAACACGATGCGAATGGTTGACCGGGATGCGCTCGAAAAGGGCTACAAAAACAAACACTCGACGCAATTCGATAGCGCGGGACTGGCGCGGGCCTTTGGCCTTTTGGGTGAACAGCACCGCATTACTAGCGAACAGTGGCACGCACTGGCCAGAATCAAGGTGGACAACAAAACCGCGCTAGACTTTTTAGCTGGTTTGCTTGACATCAACCCGGCGGACATTGGGAAGGTGGACGGCAAGGGCTCAAAAATTGTGAGCACTAAGGCCGAAAACAATCTGCGCGCCCTTGTGACGGCCTACCGGAAAAGCCCCGGCGCTAACCTTGCGAGTGCTGATGGCACGGCTTACGGCCTATTAAATGCCGTAACGTACTACGTAGACCATGCCGCTACCGTTCGCGACACGGAAAACGATGGCGCACGCGGTGCCCGGTTCGCTAGCACCCAATTGGGTGCGGGTGACGCACTGAAACAAAAGGCATTAAAGGCTCTCGCCAGCCAATACGCAATCGCGGCCTAGTCCGCAGCCTGCAGGGCCTTAAGCGCAATCTTAGGGCCTTGCGGGATGCGTCTAGCATCTAATCGGAGTGGCACATATGTTCAAAAGAAACTGCGACGTTATCGTAATCCGCACATGGGATGCGGAGCACATTAAAAAGGGCGGGCACTGGCTTAGCTGGTACCTTGAAAACGTTATAGGGCCAGATGCAAACTTAGGGCGCATCAAAAACTACTGGCGTGGCGATTGTTTGGACGCAATCTTGGTGCCCGACACCGAAACCGCGACGGACGTAGCTCTAAACTATAGCGGCCCTTTATCTGAGCGGGTGCGCTACATAGCGGCATGTTTGGCCTTAGGCGAGACGCCAGATGATGGCGGGCAACCCGCGATTATTGACGCGCCGCAACCCGTAGCACCAAGCGGGCAACCCGTTACGCTTGAGACTTTAATAAACTAAGGGGAAACCATGAAAGCACTAGAGCAACTGCGAGCATTTGCACGCTACAAAACGCACGCCGGATATATATGGGCGGCCATAATGAACGACGGCGAACTACTCTGCACGCCATGCACGCGGGAAAATTATAGGCAAGTCTATAGAGACACTCGCGACGGTAATCGCACCGGCTGGGAGTGCATTGGAATAACGCATTCCGGCGAGTCTGAAGGTTTTGAAGCTTGCGCTAACTGTAACCGAAAACTATGGGATGACATGAACTAGCGCGGGCTCAACATGTCGACACTTAGGGGGCGCTATGCGCCCTCTTTTTTTTCCGGCTCCGGCTCCGCATCGATCACAATTCCGCGGCCGATCATGCCCGCCAGCTCAGTCACAAGCTCCGCCTTGTGGGTGACCTCTACGCTAACGTCGAGCGCCTGCCTCTCTGTGAACTTGCCCGCGCCCCTAGTTTTTAGCAGGAAAATGGCTGCGGTATCTGAGCCCGCTAGTGCTCGCTGTGCTAGTGAGCCGGCGATACGATCAACCATACGCGAGCACCCGTTTTCGAATTCGTCCCCGTAGTGGCTGTGCAGTGTGTTGGGGCTGATTCGCAGGGCGGAACAGATACGGCGGGCATCGAAACCGGCGAACGACATAGACGCTACCGCTGCAGACAGGGTGGAGTCTGGGTGCCGCCGACTGTCATTTATGGGCGTTATCGGTGTGATATCACTCTGACATTGCGGTGTTATATCGGCATATATCTGTCTTATATCGCCCTGTCTTATATCGGCTTCAGCGGTCTTTACAGCGGCCTTCTCGCTACCCGCACCCTTACCCTTGCTCATGCGTAAAAGTCTCCCTAATGACCTTATATCGCCTTATATCGCCATGCCCGTATATTGGGCCAACTAGGGGCCATCTTATACTGGCTTACCGTTGCCGTGCAATTCTTTCGTAATTAATTCTAGCCCCTTTTCGCTTGCGCTAAAAATAATTGACCACTGCTAAGTGATTGAAAGGACTACTAAAAATAGAGAGAATTCTTAATTATTATCTTTTTTATATTTCTTTCCTTACACCCTTTCCCTTCACCCTCCTCCCTATAGCCCTTTGTTTGTCTTTTCCCTTAGACCTAGGAAAGAAATAGAAAAAATCGTTTTATCCGTCAAAATCACCGTTTAACCTAATCTTTTCAAACACCTACCGGCGACGAATTATTACTATCGGCGGCCAATTAATTCTTAGCGACACGAACTTATGTTGCTTCAGTAAGTTACTTATCTTATAGTAAAAAAGTGAATAAGTGATGGTATAACGCCTAAGTAAGTGATGGCGTCACTTATTCACATTCTTAGTCACTTTGAGGGTAAAACCATGGCAAATGTATCGGTGTACTTTGAGGCGCTTGCGGCATTCAGCGAACCGGCGACGGTAAAGCAGGTGTATGCCAAGGCCGTGGAGATGTTTGGGAATCGAGTAACGGGTGATCGCGGGTCATGCCGCCAATGTTTGGATCGGTATGTACTGCGCGGCGAGGCAGAGAAGGCGGGTCGCGGGTTGTATTTGGTTTCGATGGCTTATGTGGATCCGGTGTCTCAGCTCGCGACTCAAAATAGGGTATTGCAAACTGAGGTTGACCGCCTCCGGCAACGGATCAAGGAACTGGAAGCAACCGCCTAGTGGTCGTCATTTGTTTTTGTTCATCTGGTGGTCGTTTTCTTGACAATTCTTAACAAATCTTTGCAAATCTTGACTGTACAGCGCAAGCGGCTTGTGTCATAATGTAGTTACGGTAGCACTAGCGGCTATCGGGTTCTATAACAACCTATCAGGAGAATGGCACATGGCGAAGCACGATCATGTCTTGTCGAACGGTTACACGTTCTTGGCGGTGACTCTTGGTTCTTACGGCTCATGGGCGAAGGCAACCGACCCCTTGACCGCAATCCGAAACGCTGCCGACGAACATGGCTATAGCCGTTACGGCGAAGGCGATAAAAAGAAAGTCCCCGTTATGTGTATGTACGGCAAGAACGGTTCGATCTACTGCGGCGCGGGTGGTGCAATTTACTGGGAGAACGATGCGATACCGACCCCTATCGGGTTGTTCACCGTGACCCCTAAGAGCATCACCCCGATGAAAAAGGGCGATATCAACGACTCGCATGAAACCTGCGAGGAGTGGATTGAAAAAGCCTTAAGCGATATCGCTGAGTCACAAAGAGCTGCGGCCTAACGCACGGGCGGGGACTTCCAACCCGCCTTTTCTTCTGATATGTTGTTATACGCAAGCGGATTGAGTAAAACATAAGAGAGGCACACATCATGGGCGAGCGAGTATTGTTTCAAGTAGTGCGCGGTGAGCGGTTTTCGCCGGTCATTTATTGCCATTGGTCTGGCGATGAGGTGCGGGACATTTGCTCCCGGCTGCGCGAGCGTATGCAGGGCCGTGGCGGTGATGTTCAATACACGGCGGCTCGTTTGGTGCAGGAGTGTATCAACGGCGATACAAAAAACCTGTCTTTCGGCATCTGGAACGCGGACAGCGTATTAACAGAGACGGACAGCCACGGCGACGGCGGCGTGGTGCTGATCGACGTATCTGGAACTCAAATGGAGTTTAAGTGTTTTGGCGGTTATTGGGCGACGGTGCCGGGTGACCTACCGCGAAACAAAACACGCGAAGAGCGCGATAGCGAGAACTTTTATAGAGCACTTAAAGCAGTTAATTCGTGAGCCAATTAGGGCGGGACTACTAACCGCCCATTTTTTACAGGAGCACACAATGACTACACAACACGCCCCCGGCCCTTGGGTCATCGATGGCAGCGTCAACGCGGAGAATCTGGACGTAATCAACAGCGAGGGACGCATCGCCATGATCGACGATTCCCGCTCGACAGGTTGGAACGTGCCAACCATCAACGCAAACGCCCGCTTGATTTCCGCTGCACCCGATCTTTTGGAGGCATTGGAGGCGTTACTTCCGATTGCTGCGCGGGTTATTCAAGGCACTACGGACGGGCAACCGATGTTGAGACAAGCCCGATCCGCCATCAACAAGGCAACGGGAGAGCAACCATGAGACAGCCCCAAACCCCTCGCGAAGCGTTGACCTTAGCTTTGACGTTAGCCCTAACCGCACCGAGCGATGAGGCGTGCGAAGCGGCTACGGAATTGGCCGAGCAGATTGCCGGGCAAATGGATGAAGTTTCAATTGCGCGGTGTAAGCGAGAGGCTTTAAAGATTCTGGAGGCCGCATGACACCGACCGACGTTGCGATTGCTGAATTGGCGGCCTTATGGCTTGGGATATTTGCAATAGGGATTTTTATATTCTGGAGGTGGTTATGAACCCGATTACGATTGACCGCGTAATGTTGAGCGAGATGGTCTGGCGACGGCTGCGTTCTAAGTCTATTAACGGACTAGGCGGGCTGTTTGACGAACTGGACGAGTTGCGCGACCGGGCGGACTACAACACGGGCTCGCTCGACCGGCAGGACATTGCCGACTTGCAGGAAATCGTGAGCCATTTTCAGCCGGTGACGGTCGCAGAGGTGGGGACGTTTATCGGCCGCTCAACGGCTGCGATGGCTAAGGTCATGCAGGACGGCGGGATGATTCACACTTGCGATGTTTCAAACGACATCAAATTGCCCCTTTTGAGCAACGCGGTGGGGGTGTGTCAATATCCTAAGCAGACCTCGACGCAAATGTTCCAAAGTTTGGTGGGATCGGGTACGCGGGTGGACTTGTTTTATATCGACGGTCGATTGGCAGCGGATGATGTGCCGTTAATTAAGAAGCTGATGCACGACCGGACGGTGTTTGTGGCGGACGACTTCGTTGGGATCGAAAAAGGCGTAGCGAACGCGATGAATCTGCTAGCGGGGTTGGGTGCGCCCTTTTATACGTTAATTTATCCCCGGCTGATGCGTAAGACGGCGATGTTGGTGCCGAATACCTTACTGCAATTTACGGCGCAATAACCGGCAACGGGATCAGCTTAAGAACCGCAGCTTATAAATTGCTGACAAATAATGACCCACAATTTCGTCAATGATGTTCTGGATAGCGGTTTCGTTTTGGTCGCAGAAGTCATACCGTCCGGCAGCGATTTGGTCGATTTGGTCTTCCAGAAACTCCACAAGGTCACGGTTCTTGTTGGCGGACATGAGCGAGATGGGGCCGATTAGACCGTGGCGACCTTGATAGGCTTCTGCGAATGAATCGGCTAGGTCTGGCAGGCCCTCATAGAACTTTTGTGTGGCCTTATGAACCGCATAAGAGCGCGTATTGAGATGGACGCTATGGGCGACATCACGGGCCAAGAAGAGCATTCCGACGAAATCTGCGGCTTTCATAACGGCAACGATACCGCAGGGCAACGGGCAAAGGCAACCTTTTTACGCAAGGGGGTTGTTTCTTATATCGGCTAGGCATAGACTCAAGCCGGTTGTTTTCAATAGCACTCTACAGGAGAGAGCACATGGACAACGAGATGGAATCACAGGAACTGGATCGTGGCTATCGCGAGTATGCGGAAGTGCAGCAAAAGCTAGAGCAAGTGGCGCAGCAAGAAGTGGCGCGTGTTGTGGTCGAGGGCGAGCAGTACTTAAAAGCCTTTAGTTTCTTTTTGGACAAGGTGATGCGATGACATGGTTTAAGTGTGGCGAATGCCAACATGAATTTAGCGAGCCGTACATTCAGGAGCATACGGATCTGATTCACTACGGCAGCGCGGTGTCGAGTGAGGTGGTGTGCGTCACGCAGCATTGCCCAAATTGTGGTGATGAGGACTTCAGCCGCTGTATTGAGGAAGAGATGGATGAGTGACTGGCGTACTGCGCGTGGGCTTGCTCAGAAGGTGGTGCGCCGTTGCTCAGAATGTGGGGTTGAGCATGCTGGCAAGTGCTCGTATCGGCGCAAGTCCGGCCCGACTCAGAAGGCGACGGCAGAGCAGGCGAGGTCTTGGTTAGAAAAGCGGCGGCGTGATCGGCAGCGAAGGCAGATACAGACTCTTATACGGGAGTTATGCGATGGAATCGAAAGAGCGAGACGATCAATCAGACAGCAGAGTAGCTTCCGGGCGGTGGCGAAAGACCAAAGCCGAAGTGATTCTGGAGCAGATTTACGCAAAGCAACGCGAAATACGATTGTTAGAAATCGAACTGGCGAGGACGGATCCAAATGAACTGGTATCAAAATTGGAAGGCGAGACTGCGCGTTAGGTTCTGGCGCGACTGGGATCAAGTACCGCCGCCTAATTGGGCGTGTAGTCGTCGCAAGTTGGGAGGACAGTACTGGTGAAGCTTGAATATTCACAAGACCGGCTACGGGCGGACATTCGCGATCTTGAGGAGAAGATCAAGCAGATGGAGCGAGACCGTGAGGAGCTGGGCGATAAGGTGATGGTGGCGGAGATTGCGCTATCGGTGGTTGTGTTTACGGTGGGCTTCTTTGTGGGGCGTATGACATGAAAGTAGAAATATGCTCGCAGGGTTTGGACGCAATTATTCGCGGTGATCTTAAGAGCGTACTGGACTCATTGAAGCGTGACTTGAAGGTCAGAAAGAGTGGCAAGGGTGTTTGTATATTTCACATGGACAAGGCTGAAGACGTTGCTGAGATACAGCGTCATATTGATGCGTTCAAGATTGTTCTGAAGTACTACGGAGGTTGAAATGACATCTGTGCACCAAAAGAAAGAACTAGGCCGTTGGCTACTGCCGGGCGCGGAGGGTGTCCAGCAGTTTGGAGTAACCCGTAAACCCCACGCATTTCACCGTGCCATGATGCGGATATGTTTTGGCTGGCAGTGGATGGACAAGCAACTGACTTGCGACTACTGCAACCTTTACCCAAGGCTGCGTAGGAAAACACACTGCGCAGAGTGCGCCCGGTCGCTTGAAGGCGGCGAGTTATATAACGTGATCAAACTTGCTGAGAAAGCCGGGATCGTATTCGGAACGAGCAGCACGCATATCACAGTGCAGAAATTGGAGAAGTTTTTCGCTCTCGCACAGGGAGTCAACAAGCCATGACCCGCGACGACATCATCCGACTGGCGCGGGAGGCTAGTGGCGAGTCTGATTATGACTTCCCAAACATTTTCTCACTTGAACGCTTCGCCGCCCTTGTTGCCGCAGCCGAGCGGGAGGCGTGTGCGAAGGTGTGTCACGACTACGCAACTCGCCACGGATTAAAAGGCGACGATAACGAAAAGGCGCAGGCTTGGATGATGCTTCAATGCGTCGCCGCCATCCGTGCGAGGGGGGACATATGACCGTAGTTCCTTCGATTAAAATACTTAGCGCAGTAAATCTTGCTAAAGAATTCCAACATTTGATGACTGATCCTCGAAGTATTGCTGCTCTTGGTGTTGCAGAAAAATACTGTAAAGGCGAAGCAACAGAGGATGAATTTTTAGCGGCACACGAGTCCGCATGGGATGCTGCACGCAGCGCAGGTCAAAATTCTGTAGAGGCTTGGGAGGCTGCTTGGTCTTTGCAAAATTCCACTTTGGCGTCGGATGCCGAAAAAGAAGCCGCATGGAATCGGTCGTTGGCTGCAGCGTGGGATAGTTCATATGCAACTGCGGCTGCATTTGCAATGGACGGGAAAATATCATATGGGCTTCAAGCCGCCATCCGTGCGAGGAGTGAGACATGAAACCTGACACTTACAAGTTGATTTAGATGTGCGTTTGATCAGAAAGAGAGGTTATAAGAGACATGAAAAACCTGTGGGGCGATGATGTTTTCTTAGCACTAGCCAAGATCCGAGAGCAGGGCTTGTGGGATGAAGCCGATTTGGTGTCTAAAGAAATGCTTGCTCTACAGGCCGAGGTCGTTTACTTACGGCGACGTATTGAAGCGTCTATTCAAGACCGTGACGCATTTAAAGCAGAGTTTGATGTATGAAAATAATTAACCCAGCTTGTTTGCTGATCAACAAGGACTACGCAGAATCTTTTGATCGCGAGGGCATGGAGTTGTTTCACAAGACGATGGTGTCTTTGGCGAGCCAGTTGAAGATCGGGAGCCCGAACACTACGGCAACGATGCACGATGATTTGGTGGTGTGGTTTCGCAATTTGTTCTTTCTTGAAGATAAAAAGTTTGCCGAGGCTTTGCGCCCTTACATGGGCGATCACACTCTGCACGCACGGACATGGCGTATATACAATTTGTGTTGGGCTCTTAGCCAAGCCGCGCATGTTGCCGGTGATGTGGTAGACATCGGGTGTTACGAGGCCCGCAGCACACACGTTTTTTGTACATACAATAAAGATTTGCTTAAGTACAAGGCTTTGTATTTGTTTGACTACTTTGACGCCCCGGCTGGCGATCATAAGAAAACGTTACACGGCCCAAAATTGGAAGATTTGGTAGCGAAGCGCATGGCGGACTTTGAGCCTTTTGTGTGCCCCGGCAGCGTGACGGATACGATTCCGAAGCATTTACCGGATGAGATTTGCTTTGCCCATATTGACTTGAACAGTTCTGAGGCTGAAGCGCATGTGATGCCGGAAGTGTACGAACGCATGAATAAGGGCGGGATCATTGTGTTTGATGACTACGGGTTTGCGCGGTATCGGAATTCGGCGTTAGCGCATCAGAAGTTTCTGGAAAAAAAGATAGAGCGTATTTTGGAATTGCCCACTGGGCAGGGGATGATGGTGAAGTTATGAGTGAAGAGTTTGATTTCATTTCACGACCAGAGAGCAAGAACGACGAGCACGTTTGGTGCAAGATCGATCAAGACGGCAAGCTGGAAGTGTTTGATTGGGAGTTTGTTGAGAAGACGGCTGTGGAGTACGACATGGCGGGTGCTGTGACCCAGCGCAGCAATGCTCAGATCATTTGCAAGTTGGCGATGTTGATTCGTCAGCAGGCACTTGAGCAAGCGGCAGCGGCATTGACCAAGTATCGGGACCTGCCTGCTACGGCTACGGTAATCATGTTGAAAGACCCTCTGGGAGAAGAGTTATGAGAGACAACGATCAGAGTTGGCCGATGCCCATAACGGACTTAAGCGCAAGGGATTACTTTGCTGCTATGGCGCTACAAGCCATTTTGTCTGGCAACGAGGGTCGGCATGAGAACCGATGGGATTTAGCCAGAGACGCTTATAACGTGGCCGATGCCATGCTTGAAGTAAGGGATGAACAATGAGCCGTTTTGTTTTCTTTCACGTTGGGTCTGACATAAGTTTCCCGACGAAGATGGTGCAGTCGTTGAAGGCTGTGATGCCGGACTCTGAGGTCATCATGTGCACGGACGATGCGACTCCGCAGGTGCCGGGTGTAGATGACTACAAGTACTCGCAGGGCAACTACGAGCAGATGATGTACTGGCGAACGAGGGCGTTTGCTGAGGCGAGGCTGACCAAACCGGCTGCGTATATTGACACCGACATGTTGTTTGCGTTGCCGCTAGCCCCGGCTGCGATTTTGGCGGAGCGAGAGATTGTGTTCTGTCGGCGGTCGTTTGACCGGGACGCGGGGTTTAACGGACAGCAACGGGGTGGGGTATTCAAGAAGTATCACGGCATTCCGCTTGGGGCTTTGTACCCGTACTTGGGGTGTTTCACGATCACGAAGTCGTGGCGCGAGTGGCAAAACTTGACGTTGCTGATGGGGTTTATGGATAAGCCGTTGCAGTCGTGGTATGGCGATCAGGAGGCCTTAAAGGTGTACTCGCACATGCTGTATCCGGAGCTGGTGGGCGAAGTTGAAGAGATGGATTATGCGTGTTTGCCTGACAAGGCACCCGAGGGTCATGTACCCCGGATTCTGCACTATAAGGGTGCAGCGCGTAAGGAGGCATTTTTAAATGCTTAAGGTATTTATTGGCTGGGATCGGCGTGAAGACGGGGCCTATCAAGTAGCCAAGCATTCGATGGAGTTGTATTCGTCAATCCCGCTCGAAATCGTTCCGATAAAGCAGCACGAGTTGCGAGAGCAGGGTATCTATACGCGCCCTGTGGACGCTCTTGCGAGCACGGAGTTCAGCCTCACGCGGTTTTTGACTCCATATCTCGCGGGGTATTCCGGCTGGGCCTTGTTTTGCGACTGCGATTTTCTTTTCCGGGGGGACATCTCGACTTTGCTTGACTACGCCGATGGGGCAAAAGCGTGCTTCGTTGTACCGCACGATTACCGGCCTACTGAAGCGGTCAAAATGGATAACAAGGCGCAACATCAATATCCCCGAAAGAACTGGTCAAGCTTTATGTTCATCAACTGTGAGCATGAACAAGTTAAGCGATTAACGCCAGAGATTGTGAACGCTGCTACACCCGCGTATCTTCATAGGTTTGAGTGGCTAACGGACGATGTGATCGGGCACTTGCCGATTGCGTATAACTATCTTGAGGGTTGGTACAGCCGCAATGACTGCCCGAATCCGATAGGGGTGCACATGACTCGCGGGACTCCATTGTTTAAGGACTGGACGCATGTGGAGTACGGCAAGGAATGGATGGCCATGGCGGCGATGATATGAGCAAGCACGCTAAAGCCATCAAGGCGATTGAGACGGCGTTTCAGGCGGGCAAGTATGCCGAAGCCTTGGATCTGACCAACCATGCCATTGCTTTGAATCCAAAGGATCCTGTTGCGTACCGGGCTAGAGGTCGGTTGCTTCAGATGCAGCGCAAGTTTGAGGAGGCTATCAAGTACTACGATGCTGCGGAGCGACGGGGTGCCAAGGACGCGGACGACTTTGTGAATCGTGGCATTTGTAAGGCTGAGTTGCAGCGGTACGACGATGGTATTGAGGACTTTACGAAAGCTTTGGAGAAAAATCCGAAGTACTTGCATGCTGTAATTCAGCGTGGCGCGGCCCAGTGGGAAATGCGGCGTTGGGACAAGTCAGAGGAGAATTTCCGGCTTGCCAACGAGATTGCGCCCGACGATGCCAATGCGAACTGGATTTTGGGGTTGTTGGCTTTGCAGCGTAATGACTTCAAGACGGGCTGGCCGTTGTATAACCGCAGATGGAAGAGTGAGCGGTTCAAGTCGCGTCCGTTGCAGACTGACAAGCCGGAGTGGGAGAAGGACACGGGGCTGCGGTCTGTGCTCGTATGGGGCGAGCAGGGCATTGGCGATCAGATCATTTACGGGTCTTTGCTGCCAGCGGTTCGCGAGCGCACTGATCATGTAACGGCGATGGTTGACCCCCGGTTGATCTCTATTTTCAGCCGGTCGATGCCAGACATTGTGTTTCAGTCTCAGATGGACAAGATCCCGAAGGATCGACATGACTCGCACTTGCCATTTGCGTCGATTGGGGGCCATTTCATTCAAGAGGTGGATGACATCCCCCGTCACGTTAAGTCGCCCTTTCTGAAAGCTGACCCTGACCGTGTAGCGCAATTGAGAGTAGAGTTGGGTATTCAGCCGGGGGACTTTGTGGTGGGGCTATCGTGGTTAAGCACTGCGATGAAGATTGGCCCGCACAAGAGCATTCCGCTGGTCGAGTTGTTACCAATTATCAACGGGCCTAACAGGAAAATCGTCAATGTTCAGTACGGCTTCAAGAAGTCTGACACAGACCTCTTCAACGCAGAGCATGGCACCAACATCCTTACCTCTTCGGTGGACTTATGGAAAGACTTTGAGGGTCTCGCCGCACTGCTCATGGTCTGCGATGTTGTCGTGGCGGTCAGCAGCACAACGGTGCATTTGGCCGGAGCACTTGGGCAGCGGGTCTTGCTCATGGATGCCAACAAGCTGTGGTATTGGGGAAACAAAATTGGCGATACGAGCGCGTGGTATCCAAGGACGAAGATTTTTCAGAGAGAGAACATGATTTCTCCTTGGAATAAAGTGGTTGATTTAGTTAGAAGTGAAGTGGAGTTTATTCAAAATGAAAGAGGGTAAAGATGCCGTCCGAGAATACCTTGCGACTATCGGAAGCCGAGGTGGCAGCGCTGCTAGAGGAGCTAAGAAGCGACGTCCAAAGGAGCACTATAAGCGAATGGCAAAGCTCAGCGCCGCCAAGCGACGAAAGAACAAGCGATCCCGTGAACCCGAGTCACTACAAGAAGGGCGGGATTGAGTGTATTGATGCCATACGGTCGATGCTGACTGAGGAGGAATGGCGGGGTTTTCTGAAGGGTACAGCTATGGCGTATATCTGGAGGCTTGGGCATAAGGATGCCCCCGAGCAGGACGCTAAAAAGACGTTGTGGTACGTCTCATGGCTTGCCAATCAAGATCCGAGGGGGTAAGATCCCCCTGTGCTATCTCGTGACACTCTCCTGTAAATCAGGTTGCCCCGGAGTTGAGCGAAAGTTCCTCCGGGGATTTTTTTGTCATTTTGCCCTGACACGATAAACGCGGCGATCCCGTCCGGGGCCATTGGCCTTGATGACTTCTTCCACAATGTCGCCTGCCTCTAGAAGCGTTTGCAGGATCTCGTTGCGGTCGCGGGCTTTCATGCCTTGGAGCGACTTGGCGAGTTGAGTGCTGCTGGCTCCGAGGTCGCCTTGCTTGCGGATGAAGTTCAGGATGCGTTTGTGCGAGGCTTCGGTTTCGTTCTCTGAGATTTCCCGCACGAGCAGATCCTCGGTGTAGTTGAAGCTCCAGCGGCAAAAGTCGTTGGCCATTTTGAAGACTTCTAAGGTGACGATAGGGCTAACCGGGTTGCGTGCGATGGCTTCGATCATGGCGACTTTGATAGTCATTTCGGAGA